CCGATCACGAAACTATCGCGCTGGGCAAGGATGATTTCAGCGTCTTGGCGAGTGATCCAGAACGAGCCGTCTGGTTGGTCTGCTGGGTGCTTGCCACCCTTGACCCACGACGGTCCCCAACTGTTGATCACGAGCACGCCGTCGCGAGGATTTTTCATCGGCGTGGCAGAGCCGGCTTGGTTGTTCTTTGCGTACTTCACAGAAATCACGCACATGCAATGCCCCCAAGAGCCAGAGCGCCGCAGGAATCCATCTGCGTCGCGGTCTTGGTTTGCGAAGCCGACGTTGCTACAGATCGGGACGCACATTCCTGACTCCAGGGCTGCCGTCAGCCCCTCCCACGTTTCGCAGAGGGCGACGGCCTTGGCGGTGTGCTTGTTGGCCTCGATCGCCAGCGGGCGCGGGCAGCCGTAGGCTCCCCACTGCTTCGACAGCGATGTCGAGTAGGCGGACAGGTCGTGCTCGCCGTACTGCTGGCGGAACAGGATGCCGCCGATGCCCTGTTCCTTGCACTGTCCCGAAACCCAGCGTGCCGCAGCCGCGCCATAGGAGCCATCAGAAAATCCGGCAAACGTCACCGGCGGGAGCCGCGCCGCAGTCCGCGAGCCTGCGTACAGCGGTTCGGTGGCAACCAGCTTTGGCGGGTGCGGCAGTTGCCCCTGCGACCAATCGACTGCCTGGCCGATGTAGGAGCCCATTGCCCACCCGAAAGAAACGCATGTCCCTACTGGGCCTTGGTTCCACGGACCGAATGGCGTGCCGTATACCGCTCGATGCGCCTTGTCGGCGTAGCGGTAGAGGTAGGCGTCTTTCCCTTTGGCGTTGGCGATGACCTCGCGACCAGCCTGGCGGAACGTGGGCTGGTCGAGTTCGGCGAGAAACGCCCGCGTGGCCTCTGGATCTGGCGTGTAGCCGAAGTTGCCGGCGGGGCCGATCGACTGCTCCAGCAGGCCGGCAGACCGGAATCCAATGAGCGCAGCAGCGAGGATAAGGACCGCCGCCGCAAACAATCTCCACGGAAAAAACCTATCGCGCAGCGTCACCGGCGGCCCTCCCAACCTCGCGAAGCGCCGCCACCCACTGCGACCGCTGCTCGGGGCCGACCGGCCCGCCGCTTACGCCGAGCTTGGCGTCGAGATATGCCTTGATGGCCTCCCTGGCCCGCGTCTGCCGGTCGCCAATCTTGACGCCTCGGCAGCGGAGATCGAAAGCCCGCGCCCGCAGGTCGTCAAACGCCACGCCGCTGGTGAGGTGTGGCCCGCCCGCTCGCTGCCCGTCGTACTCAATCTCATCCGCGAGCTCGGTGAACATCCCGGCGGTAGTCGCCGCGTCGGCCGCCGCAGTCGGGCCGGCAAACTTGCCCATCAGCACGATATCGCCGCCGCCGGGGGCGGGCGTTGGCGATGCTGGGCCGGCAAAAGACGCCATTAGCCCCAAGGCGAGCAGCGCGACGGCGATGATGTGGCGAATGCTCACTGGTCACTCCCTGCCACCAGGGCGAGCGTGAGCGTGTCGATCGCGGCCTTGACCGGATCGGCGATCTGATTCGTATCAACCAGCCGCTTGCGGACGTTTGCGAGGTCGGCGATTGCCGCCTGGTACGTCACTCCATCAGCCTGCGCAGCGGGCGGGCGCTGCGAGAAAGCGACCGCCGCGGACGTGATCCACGGGCCAACGAGCAGGAGAACGGCGACTCCGATGAGCAACGGAGCGATCATGCGGCGGCCTTTCGCACGAGAGGCAGGATGGATTCAATAGCACCAGACGCAGCGAGCAGCACGAGCTCTCGGACGGTAGGTCGGGCGATCAGCCAGACAGGCCACGCGGCAACCGGCACGCACTTATCGGCGACGGCGTCGAACAGCATTCCGACAGCGTCGAGCACCATCTGCTTTTTCTGAACGCCCGGCACGTTGAGAACGTCCACGGTCTCGACTGCGATGCGAAGCAGGGCGACGGCGAGCTCGCTAAACTCCGCGAGCGTCAATCCGTCTGCGGCCTTTGCTCGCGACATGACGATGAACGCCGTCGTCTTCTGGGCCAGCGTGTACAGATTTTCGGTGGCCTTGACCGGCGCGTCGCTCACCATGGCAGCCTCCTACAACAGTCCCATTTCAATGGCGCGCCGCGCGGCATCGACCGTGCATCCAAGGCGAAAGGCAATCAGTTCAAGCTCGGCCCGAGAGTGCCTTGGCGGCCGGACGCTCGTTACCTTGCCCCAAAACTGCTGCGAGTTGGTCAGCGTCTTCGCAAGGGACACGACATCGCCGGCAGCCGCGATAGGTTCGCGCCCGTCAGGTCCGCCTCGACGCCAGTGAGCCGCAGCGATCACGTCAGCCTCCGACCATTCAGATTGGTCGAAAAACGGGCGTGGCCGTAGGGGCTATGGCAGCGTCTCGCACTCAGCCAGACAGGCGGCGTAGCCAGCCAAGTCGATCGGTGTGTCGGTGGTTTTGCTCGGCCCCATGTGCCTGGAAACCTTGTCGAGCGTCATCACGACAGCCCAGTCGGCGGGTGTCAGCGGACGCTTGAGCACGTCGGCGAAGGCGGCGTTGATCATGCCCACCGTTCGGGCGAAATGGTGGAGCGGCCCGCCGTACTTCGGGCGGCGGTCACGGATCACGTCGATCGCGTCTCTCAGCAACCGCTCGGCTGGCGTCTCGTTTTCCTGCGGAGCCAAGAGCCCGTGCCCGAGTTGACGCACGTCAATCGGCTCGCGATCGCTCTTGAGCTCGCGCTCGCCTTGCAGGATCCAGTCGCTCGGGATCGAAGAAACGTCGGCGTCGGCAATTTCGGTGGGTGATTCCACGTCGGCCGTGTCGAAGCACCGGGCCGCGGCTTCCTGCGCTGGCCGACAGCCAGCAAGCGACGCAGCCATTGGGGTGTAGCCAGTCATCTTTGGATCAGACGGGTCTGTGGCTTGCAGACGCGCGGCCACAGCGTCTCGGAGTGCCTGGTTGTCTGCCGCCAACTGGTCAAAGGCTGCCGTCATCTCTGCTCTTTCGTTGAGGAGGTGAATGATTCCTGCGGCGAGCGTGCCGCTCGTGCCGGTGTACGCACCGGAGAACCGTCTGGCCCTATGTTCTAGATCGGTCAAGTATTCAGGCGTCAGCATTTCCGCTCACGCAGGTCGCGGTCGCAGAAGATCCGATATGCCTTCGTCATTTCGTTCCGCTTGTGATCGATGACGATCGCCGCCTGCGCTGGCTGCTCGCCGCCCTCGGCCTTGATGCGCACGGCGTAAGCGGAATACCCGATAACGCTGCCATTGCTGACGTAGTTGCGCCCCGCCGAGAACTGGTGCCAATGCCCGATGCACGTCAGGTGCGCGGGCCGGTGCGTGTCCCACGCGGCAATAGCTTTTTTGAGTGGCACATGAATACCTCCGATGCCACCCGAGAACTTGATGGCGTGACCATGACAGAAACGGATCACGAAGCCGTCGAGGTCCAGGTAGTTAAGGTGTCCCTCGCCTATCTGCCAGCGCACGTTTTTTCGCTTCTCAGCGGCCCGCATCGTCAGGTAGAGGTGGTGCTCGTAGCTTGTGTCGGCTTCGTTGGTGCGAAGTTTCTCGGTGGTCCGCCCGTGGTTGCCGCATGACGTTGCGATGACTACCTCGCGAGCGTTGTCTGCAACAGTGTCAATGAACGACCGGAGACGCTCGCCTACCCAGCGGATCGCCGCGAGCGGATGCAGCGAGTTTTCCTCGGCGAGCTCGGGATGAATCATGCCACTGATCAGGTCGCCGCCTAACCAGATCACGACGCGGTCGATTTGCGCGAGACGCCGCTCGTGTTCGAGCATTGCCAGAAATCGTTCCTGCAACTCCGCGAGTCGCTTTTCGCAGACCGTCAGGTCGTACTCGTTGAGGTTATTGACCGTCTCGGAACGAACGGTTTCTTCGGCATGAACGTCCGAGATCAGAAGCACCATTGTCGCGGGATGCAGTTTTCCCTTGACAGCCTTGGTCAAGGGCAGCGGCGAAGACTTGATTCCCTTGAGCGACACAAGCGAGTCCGCCCGCTCACGCTCGCGGTCGATCTGCTCAAGGGCGGCGGTGTACCGTTTTCGGTACGATGCCAGTTCAGCACGCAGACGGGCGAGCTCGGCGTCGGCCACGAGTTGGGCGTCGGCCGCCAGGCTGTCCGCAATCTCGTCGGCTACTCGCCTCTTTGCAGCCATGCCAGAACTCCCTGAGCTCCGATCGTGATTCCGTGCTCGGTCAGCGTCTTCGCGATTGCGCGGGCCGCCGTGATCTTGCGAGTCCCAAATCGCCCTGCCCTCCACGCAGCGAGGATCGGTGCGACGAACTCTCGCTGGTCTTCTGTGAGACGCAACCACCACGGCTTGCCGGATTGGCTGTCTGGTATAGAGGCCGCAATCTGGTCGATGATGCTGGGTGCTTTCGGCATCACTCCTCCTGGTCTTCGGCGTGGCGGAACCCTTCTGCGTCAAGCACTGCCGACAGGGTTTCCGAGAACTCGACAACCGCATCCTCGGAGAGGTCCGGCCAGCGGGCGTGAATGAGCTCGTGGATCAACGTATCAAGGAGGTCAACGCCACGGAGCCCGCCGTGCAGTCGAATCGTTCGCGTGGCGTAGTTGCAGTCGCCGTAGATCCCTCGGAGCCTTGCGCGGGTGATCTTCCATCGCTGCTCGCCGATGTAGACTGTGCGGCGCTGACGCTTCCTGCGAGCCATAACGCCACGATAAGAGGCCAGTCAATTAGGTGAGGGCGAGCACCAGGCCGAGCTTGACGCCGCCCGATCCACTTCCGCCGCCACCGCTCGGATTGCTTCCGGCCGTCACTCGGCCCGTAGCGTCCACCGTCACGCTGGTATAGGTTCCGGCCGTCACGCCGCTCGTGGGGAGCCTGGACGCCGACAGCGTGCCGCTGCTGATGTTTGTCGCGTTTGTGGCGTCCGTCGTGGCCGATGTCGCCAGACCGCTCACGGCAGCAGCTGAGATCGCGATCGACGCTGTTCCGGCGGCAGTGAGCCGGCCAGCGGCATCGACGGTAAACGTCGCCACCGAGGACGCAGAACCGTAGGAGCCAGCCGTCACCGCCGTGGCCGGGAGCCTCGCGGCCGGCAGCGTGCCTGTCCCAATGTCGGACGCCGATCCGCTGGTGGCAATCGCCGCCAGCCCGGAAACGTCTCCAGAGGCAATCGTCACCGCTCCAGTGCGGCCAGCGACGCTCGTCACGTTCGCAGAGATCGTGCCGCTCAACACGCTCAAGCCGCTGCCGACGATGACGCCGCCGAGCGTGGACGTTGTAGCGGCCGGGAGCGTGTAGCCCGATCCAGACGCCGATATGACGCCGCTGCCGTCGATGCTGATTCCCGACCCGATCCTCACGCCTCCGAGCGTTGAGGCACTCGCTGTCGGCAGCGTGTAAGCACTGGGAATCGTCGGCGTGTTCGTGAGGTCCGCGTAAGAGCCGCTAGTTGCAACGGATGCCAATCCGCTCACGTCTCTGGCCGAGATCGTCACCGCGCCCGTCCGACCGGCCACGGACTGCACCGGAGCAGCTGCTGCCGCCCGTGCGGTCGTGAAGTACAGATTGACCGACCCTTCCGACACGCTGTCCGTCGAGCCTGGCGAGGGGCTGATCTCGACGTAGACGCTCCCCGACCAGCGGTAGATCTTGTTTGTCGATGTGGCGACGTAGATCTTTCCTGTCTCGCCCGTAGCCGGGAAGTTGCTGGTCGCAGCGTACTCAAGCACGTCATCGACGTAGGACGGCAGAACCGTGGACGGCAGCAGGCCGCTCACGAGCAGCGGCACGTTGGCCGAGAGCCGAGAATCCGAGAGCGTGCCGCTTGTGATGTCGGCCGCGCTGTGAACGTGAGCGGACGGCGTGAACGTCGAGGGAACGCCCGCGAGCGATGAGTAAGCCACGCTCGACTGCGTGGCGAGCGAGCCCAGACCGGAAACGTCCGTAGACGCGATCGTGACGGCCCCGGTCCTGCCGGCCACGCTGGTCACGTTCGCCGATACCGTGCCGGTGCTCACAGACAGACCAGAGCCGACGATCACACCGCCCTTCGTCGTGGTGGTGGCATCGGGCAGGCTGTACGCACTCGGGATGCTGGGCTTATTCGTGAGGTCGTTGTAGCTGCCAGTTGTCGCAACGGTCGCCAGCCCTGTGAGATCAGCCGGCGGAAGCGTCAGATTGAGCGTCTGATTCGGCGCGGTGCCTGTGATCGTCGCTGCCGCCAGTGTGCCAGACGTGACCGTGCCGATCGCCAGCGTGTTCGCCGGCCCCGTGTCGCCTTTCGGCCCGCGGTCGCCGACGCTCGTCACCGTGATGTTGGCGGTGCCGCCGTTCGTGATCGTCGGCGGCGTGGTGCCTGTGGAGTTTGGCACCGTGACGGCTGTCGTCGTGCCGCCGGATACCGTGACCGTTACTTCATTGCCGCTCGGCATTGCTACCTCACGGATTCTGCGCGGTCACGATACCGCTCAACACAGTGCGGGTCACGCCGCCAGGCGAGACCCAGCGGAGATACCAGCGGCTGGTCCCGGTCGGCGAGATCGCCGCCGTCTGCGTTTCTGTCAGGCTCACCTGCACGGTGCTCGATGTGACGCCGGCCACGGTGGCCACGGTCTTCGTGAGCGTCGGCGTGGCAACCAGCGTGTCCGTGGCGGTCGCTCCGAAGCCACTGTAGATACCAGCCGCGAGCGTGTAGCTTGTGAGGTCCACGCCTGTGAAAACGGCAGAGAACGACACTTCGTCACCGCGCACGATTTGCAGCGTCAGATCGCCGGGTAGCTGGCTATAGGTGGCCATGCTGGCAGAGTATCACCCGCAGCGAATCGTCATGCAGGGGGTGTGCCGACTGCGCGAACGGTGGCGGTCAGGTTTGTCCCATTGAAAGGCCGAAAGCCTTTAATTCTTTCCCCAAAATCCCACCGAGCAAGCGTCACCGCTTGCCCCGAGAAGAGCGCCGATTGCTCCGCATTCGTAAGGTCGCGGTATTCCTGCAAGTCCAAGAGCACAACGTCTCCCGGTGGCTGCGGACCAGTTGCCGGCACGCCTCCAAAGGCCAGACGCAAATGCAATTTCGTAACTGAGGAAAACACAGCGGCACCGATGTTTGAAGCCCGGCGGTTGGACACCTCAAATCTTCGCTCTAGGAAACACAGGGCTTTCAGCTTTTTGTGAATGCTTATTGGGGTAATGTTTCCACCCTGAGACTGCGTGTATGTCCAGTTGAAATCCGCTTCGCCTATGTAGTAATTATTTATTGCGGCTGGCTCAAGCGTCAGCGTTGCGGACGGACTCGGCGTCTGAGAGAAGGTTGCGTAGCCAAGATTGCTCGGAGAGGTCAAGAACCCACCGGGAATGCTGACCTCAATCTTGGAAAGCAAGACGTTTTCGGAGTCGGCGGCCGAGACATTAGACGTTCGTCCAGTCTCCGCAATAAAAGCCGTGTCGGACAAGTCATACCCATGAACGGCATGGGGCAAAAGTAGATTGTCTGTCCTCGTGCCGCTGGACTGCCCTGCGGAGCCGCTTTTTAGAATCGCCACATGACCTGCGCAGTCCACGTCTGCGATGCCATTGGCGCTGTCTGATGCCAGCGGCCAAGCAAAGTTCTCGGCGGCATTTCTGTACGCCGCAAACGTCTTGAGGTATCTAGTTTCCGCCAATGCAGATTCGTCGGGCCGCATGGGCTGGGATCGCGTGAACTGCCCAGGCTTTGCGGCTGCAACGTACGCGGCGACACCGTTGCTAGAGATAAGCCTGACGGGCTCGTTCATGTAGTCTTCATTACTGTCCGCGATGTCGTGCGTCCATGTAATCGCACGCGCACCGAAGCCGCCAAAAGAAACAAATGTGTACAGCCTGTGCTCGTCAGTGTTCTTGACCACACCCAAGCCGACGCTACAAAATGCAGAAGACAATACGACTTGCTGGTCGTTGACCGGGTACTCAGCTGCAAACGCGATAGGCTGAACCATAAAAGGCGTTATCGCTGCTTTCCGCTCTGAACCGTCTACGAGCAAACGGACCTGCGTGCAGTTTGCGTGGTTGCCAACCATCACGCTCGGGACGCGGGTATATTCCTCGGCGACCGGCGGATTGAGCAGCTGGGAGACATACGGATACTTGCGCCCATACGCTGCCCGCTCTTCTGGGCGTCCGCCGTTGGGCCACAGATTAGCAGCGTATCGCCGCACTTGTATGGTGAATCTGTTTCCCAGAATTATTGAAAGACTGTCCGCTGTCGTTCCGTGAGCAACATAAGGTGGCACAAAACCATCGGGGGTGCTGGTCGCTCTTGGGAACGAGTCATTCATCCCAAAAGCAACGTGAATGGCTCCGATAAATGGCTGCGTGCTTTTCAGCGTGCCTTTCCACGAGTACCGCAGAGAGTCAAACCAGCCCAGCTGCACATCTGCACGCTGGTATTCCTGCGGGTAGGAAGAGTCGTACGGCGGGTTGTCCCAGCCAGTAACGTCGCCGTCAGGAACTAAACGGATCGCATCTTGAAACGGCGCGCGAGGCCAGTGCAGCCACATCAGAATCGCACCAATGCCCAGCGCGCTTGGCTGTTTGGATATGTCAGCGTTGTAGGGGCCGCGAACGAAAGCGATGTGTTGATGAACCCAGGAGCGGCAGGTGCTTCCGGCAGGCTGGACGCAAAGTACCCGATGATTTTTGCCGGCCCCCAGAAAGCGCTGGACAGGCAGCCGAAAAAGTTATCGTCCTCCGACCGCCCCGTATTGACGCGCCCGGCCGATGCGTAGCGATGGTTGTAGTTCAGCACTCGCACGCGAGTGACTGCAAAGCCAGACACGGTCCACACGTCCTCGTTGTTGCCGCAGCAAATCGCAATGGCTGCTTCCGCATCACCAGCAGTAAAAACAGATGCACCATAGAGAAGCGATACGACGGGCAGCTGCTTCTCCCTAGCGGACATCTGCGACAGGGATGTCATCGCTGCTGGCAGCGACGGTGATGGCAGAAGCGACTGCGAATTTACCGACGTAATCGCCATCACCTGGCCAAACCAACCCCTCTGGCCAATGCTGGTACGCAGACCGGGAAGCGCAGAAACGCCAGATCCATTGCCTGCGCTGCCGGTCCCAGCCCCCAGCACAACGTCAGCCGCCTGCTGCGCCCGGTTCCACGCTCGCGCCGAGATCGCACCGCGGACCTTCTGTCCCTGCTCAATGCGTCCGTCTGATCGTGCCATTAGGAGCCGATCCCGAGGCCAGAAAAGTTTCCGTCACGGTAGACCCTGTTGACGTACACAGATCGCGGGCGCTTGACGAGGTCATTCGAGGACACGGCATCTTCGTAACGAACCCACAGGTACTCGTGGCCTTTCTTCTCCACGCCCGTGATGTCGCCAATCTTCTGGTTGGTGACATTAGGCGACGCCACGAACTTAAACGACAGCGTCCAAGGTCCGTTGCCTTTTTCTTCGTCCCATTCCTGCGACCCAGAGCATCCGACAAACAGAACCTCTCCTGCGTCGAATCCGCGGAACGATGCATTGTTGACGCTTCCTGTCAGGCCAGCGAGGCCACGGATATAGCCAGATGTAACGTAGGTGCTCGGTACGTCATACGTCTCGGTCCAGGTCAGGGCCGGCACGACGATATCCACGCCGTTGACACTGCTGCCGTCAACTCCGATGGCCCCATTCATGGACGGAGCCGTCGATGGCGGATATCGACGCTCGCCAGACTGCGTCACGGTGGTCGTTCCGGTGCGACCCGTGAGAACTGTGACGTTGTCTAGCGCCTGAGTGATGTGCTGCGTGCCGCCCGAGGTGTCGAACGACCTGGACCGCTTCAGCGGGTCCGGCTCCGATGCGTCTGCCCCGACCTTCTCGTACTGTATCTCGACGTGCCAGGCGTCATCCCCGAGGTAGTCCACCGTGTACGACTCGGCTCGCAGCTGCACGTTTGCGCCGGGGTACTGCCAGAACATCAGCTGGCCGGTAATCCGCTGGTTGCAGTCAGCGTGTAGCGGCGTGTCGTCGGTGTAGCCAAACACCTTGTACGACCGCCGCATCGTGCTGGCAGCCTTCTTCCCAAGACGGTAGATCGTCGCGGAGCGGCTCGATTTGTCTTCGACCCATGTTGCCATTAGGCGGCCACCGTGTCAGCGTTATTGGGATCCGTGTTCGCTGCAATTCGATTCAGCGCGTCAAGTTGTTTCTGGTCGAGCGACGATCCGAAACCCATGCCACCCAGGGCGACCGACGAGAACGTCCCGGCTACCTCGGCCTGGCTTGGACCGCCAACACCGGCAGCGCCTGCCCCCTGCTGCGCTTTCTCTGCCGGGTCGATCGTCGCACCCTCGCCCATGAGCCGCTCGGTGGCGGCGTCAAGAGCGCCGGCGAGCTTGCCCTCTTGCTCGCTAGTCAGGCGACCCATTGACTTGAGCGTGTGGAACTCGTCGGCCAGTTCGCGGAGCCCGTCGAGAGAGCCGACGTTGGCGATGTTGGTCCCAAGGTCTTCAGCGTGCTGGGCGCGGCCTCGAGTTTCAGACTGCCCTCTGACAAGGTTATTGAGATTGGCCTCGGCTCCCATGGTCGCCGCCCGACGCTCTTCAGCACGGCTGGCGTTCTCGTCGAATCTGCCCTGCGCGGTGGCGTCGGCACCCGCCCGCATGGCATCGACGCGAGCCTGCGACTCGTTTGCTGCCGCTTCGTTTTCACTGGCAGCCGTCGCCATGCGACCAGCGACGCCAGGCCGTGCTAGCTCACGCTCGCGGGCGCGAGCCGCCATTTGGCTGTCGACCTTGTCGTTTTCTGCCTTAAGGTCAAAACCTTCTTTGAAGAACGATTGAATGTAATTCCACGACTTCAAGATTCCGGCCTCCAGCGTGTCCCACGACGCGAGCACGCCGTTGATGATGTTGTCGAAGGAACCCGTGAGGGCCGCCCCGATCGTGTTGGCCGTGGCCGAAAGCCCGGTCCACATCTGCTCCCAGACGACGGCGATCTCGGTGCCGGCGTAGGTGAACGTGTTTTGGAATGTGGAAATCCACGGGTCGACGTAGCCCATGAGAGCCTCGACGCCGCGAAGCCAACCGGCGAGGAGCCCTGCCCAGAGCACGTCCATTGCACCGGCAAGGTCGCCGGCACTGACGGCAGCGTAGATGCCGCTGAATGTGGTCGTGGCGGTCGTGGCTAGGTCGGACAGCACAACCATCCCATCGGCTGCCGCTTGATTCAGCCCGCCGCCGATCGCCTCTGCGATTCCTGAAAAGCCGCCCGCTGCGTAGACGGCAGCCGCACCAGCCGCGCCGAGGAGACCTAGCAGGATGAGAAGCGGAGCATTCGCCGCCGCCCATGCCGCACCACTGGCAACCGCAGAGGCGACGGAGGCAGTCGAGTAGGCGAGTATTCCGGCAATCGCTTTGTAGAACGACATGCCCACAAACGACACCAGGCCGGCGACGGCGTTGAGGGGGGCGGCCACAACGCTCAACGTCTTCAGGATCCCGCCGAAGGCAAAACTGGTCACTTGCAGCGACAACCCCAGCCCCGTGAGCGCACCGCCGACCGCAACCGCAGCCACGCCAAACTGGGCGATTGCGGCGACCGTCTCTTTGTTTTTGTTGGCGAAGTCCGCCAGGCCGTTGATAAGACCCAGCACAGGCTTTGCCAGTGCCATGACCGCAGGGCCAACGGCGTCCGAGATGGCGATGGCAAGTCGCTCCATGGCCGCCATGACGGCCATGCCAGCGCCGGCCAGGCCGCTCGTCATCGTCTTGAACTTGTCGCCCACCGACATCGCGCCGCTCATGGCGGCGGTCATCTCGTTAAAGCCTTGCACGCCAGAGCTCGTCAAGATCGCTGCGGCACGGATAGCGTCAGCACCGAAGATCTGCTGGAAGATGTCGTCCTTGGCCGCCTGGTTGAGCCCGCCAAGTGCCCCGTTGAGCACCTCGATGATCTTGACCATCGGCAGCATCTTGCCGCTGGAATCTCGGAAGCTGTCTACTGACAGCCCGATCCCGTTCAGCGCCGTCACCGCCTCGTCGGCGGGAGCCATGAGACGCAGGAGCATCGTCTTGAGCGAGGTGCCGGCGTCGCTGCCCTTTACGCCCGCATTAGCCAGCACAGCCAGGGCGGCGGAAATGTCGTCGATGTTCTGGTTGGCAAGCGCACCAACGGCGGACACCATTGAGAACGATTGCGACAGGAGCTCAATCGACGTGCTCGACGCATCGGCCGCAGACGAGATCGAATTGGCAGCCTTGTCGGCATCGACGCCAAAGACGTTCATGGCGTCCGACATGACCACAGCCGCCTGGGCAACGTCCATGCCTCCGACCGACGCAAACTCAATCGCCGCTTTGCCAGCGCCGTTGAGCACGTCCTCAACGGTCATGCCAGCCTTGAGCAATTCCAGAAATGAGTTGGTGATCTGCGTCGGGCCGACTCCCATGGCCTGCGACATCTGCATGGACGCTGCACGCAACTTGTCGAGCTCGGCCGCCGTCGCCACGGTCGACGCTTGGATATTCAGCAGCGTCGATTGGTAAGCCGCACCCTGCCGCACCGCCGCCGCAAACGGGGCCAGCGTCCCCACGCCGATCGCCGTGGCCTTGGCACCGGCACCGGCCACAGCCCGGCCCATGCTGCCGAGCGCCTTGTTGACCCTGTTGAGCGCGCCAAAGAATTTGCGCGGGTCTGCCCCGATCTCAACGTATGCACTGCCCGCCCTTACTGCTCCAGCACTCATGCGAATTTAGCCCAATCCTTGCCGAACAGCCGCTCCAGATCCTCGGGCGTCGCTTCCTTCGGCTTGGGTTTACTCCTCTTCGCAAACGGGTTGAACTTGGCGGGGTCTGCCTTTTGGCTGTGCTTGTCTCTGTGAATGTTGGCTTGTTGGGCGAGTAGGTTTGCCGTATGCCACCACTGATGCTCTAGGCGGCTGTCACGAGCGAGGATGAGTTGTCGGAGGGTCCACTTGCCGGGATGGACTCCGAGGACTCCTGCGGCTTCCCAGACGATTCGCCAGACGCCGCCATCAGCGTCGTCACGCTCGCCGCTTCGAGGCCCGCCTCCGCTTTGCCGAGCATCTCGTTCGCCACTTCGTCCATCTTGGCGGCGAGGAGCCCGATCATCTTGCGGAGGCGCGGCGGGAAAAAATCGACAAGCTCGGCCTCCAACGCTTTGACGCCTGCGTCGAGCGCGTCGCCTCTGAGCCCTTCCAGAAACGCTTCTTTGTCGAGCCCCTTCTCTGCCACCTGCTTTGTGAGGATTGCGTAAAGCACCTCGCCGATCTTGGCGTATTGGGTGCGGAGCACTTGAAACGTCTGGGAGATCGACGCCGCGTCGACCAGATCGAACGGCACAGTACGCCTGGTGCCGTCTTCGTCCACCACCTCGACCGTCACCATGTCTTTGACGCGAAGCGCCGAAGCCACGGTCAACGCCAACCGCCACGGGCGGCCTTCGTCGTCCTTGAACTCTCGCATAGTTATCGCAACCCCTCTTTGGTGATCCTGCACTCCACGTTGAACGTCGCCACACCGTCCACGCCAAACGTCTCGGAGATTCCGGTCACGATGGCCGGAAACGACCATCCGCCAGCGCCGCCGCTGATCGTGATGGATGTGCCGTTGACGAGCTGCGTGTCTGTGACATCCGAGGCGTCGTTCATCTCCACGCTCGCCGTGATGTCGTAGCCAACCGAATAAACGGCGTTGACGCGGGATCCGAACTCCTCAATGTCGATCGTCTTTGCCGTTTGCGTGATCGTGACGTTTCGCGCGCTGGCAATGTTGCCGCCGACCGAGATCGAGCAGTTCCGGCCCAGCGCGATCGCCACGGGTCAGGTTCCGCCCTTGGCCGTCACGGTGAACGTCACAGCGCCATCAACGCCGATGTTCTCGGTGACGCTCATGACGGTTGCCGAGGAGCCGGTTGTGCTCGACGTGAGGGCCGTCACCACGCCCGTCGGGTCGTGGCACTCGATCTCCCAGGTCGTCATCTTGAAACCGGGCTGGAACACCTTGTAACCGCTGGACGTGTTGCCACGGTTGGAAACGTCGATCGTTTCCATTTCCACGGTCTTCGTGACGTTGATGATGTTGTTGCCGTACGGAGCGGACAGCGTTCCGCTGCGGCCGAGAGTGACTGCCATGTGTGTTTGCTCCTATGGTCAGGCGGTGGTGCGGGTGGCGGACACGGTGTAGGTCACGATGCCGTCGATCGGCTCGGCCTGGGCCACGCTGGTGACGACGTAAGAGGCGTTGCCGGTCTGCGTGCCGCCAATGGTGATCGTGTCGCCAGTGACGCAGCCAGGGGCGTCCGTGCATTCCACGTCGATTTTCTGCTCGACGAGCCCCTTGGCGAACGTGCGAGCCGTCGCGCCCAAAACGGTGGTGTCAATCTCCGTGGCCGAGCTGCTGACGGTGACGCTGCGGGCGTTGCTGATGCCCGTCACGGCCACGTTCTTCCCGAGCGTGATGGTGTAGGTCGGTCCTGGCATTTCTGCCTCCTAGGTGTGCGAGGTCGCCGGTGCGGTGGCGATACGCTCAAACTAGGACGGGCAGCGCGAGGCCCGTAGGGGGTGGCGACAATGGTCACGGCCCGGAAATCTTGCCCCGCCATTGCTCGGCAAGTTTGACCAGTTTGGCATCCAAGCCTTTTTTCATGAACCGAGCCGGAGGAACCCTGCCAGCGTTCCTTGCCAAGTCCATAGTCTTTCGCCGCTTAGTGTGCGCAGGATCTATCCAAACGCCGACGTAGACTCCTCGACCAGAATACCAGCCGCGACTTTTTCGCCTGCGGCTCACAGACGCACCAAGCAATGCTGACGGCGGCGGATTCTTTTCCAAAAGCTGATTCGGGCGTTTGGGGTTTATTGGGTAACGCCCTATCAGCCTTAGAACCCTTGTTGCAGAGCCTCCAAACTCTTGCAGCGTGTTTAGCCATGTGGCAGCGTTTGTCGGCCCGATCACGACGGATTCGCTTTTATTGTCTACGTCATAACGAATGAGCGTTCGCAAAAATCCGGTTTGCGTGGCCCCTCGCCCGCGTGGATTTTTCCAGCTGGTGATCTTGCCGGAAAGAGGCGGCCGGAAATCCATCGACAGCACATTGTCGCCGTTCTTTTTCCCTACCAACGACCATCGAGGCTTTGCTTTAACCGTCCGATGCGAAAATTGTTTTTTTGCAGACTGGCGAACAATACTTCCAGCGCGATCCAACGCTTTAAGGTTTCCCTGTTTTACCTTTTTCTTAACGTGCGCAAGATTGAATTTTGTTTGAACGCGAAAAGAAGGCGACAGAATGCTGCCACCACCGCCATTCAGCGTTGAAATAAGGCTTTGAATGCCTGCCATGCCTCACTCCACCGGAAGGTTGTCGCTCTCAAGCACCCGGTAGGTCGCCGTGATGACAGCCCGCCAGACGTTGCGATCGTTGAGCGCGTCGTCGGGGTTGATCTCAATGGAGCTCGTCTGCGGGCTCGTCACGCCAGCCGGCCACTCTTCAACGTCGGCGTATTCGTGCGCTCGGATCTGGAGCAGCACCTCGCCGGCCAGGTCGAGCATGTCGTCGACCTCTTGGTCAGTCGATACGTGCCGCCCGATCCAAACGTTGACGACGTAGTCGATCTGGCTCTCACGGCGGCCGATACGCTGAACGTCGGCCGTGCCAGGCGTGACGTAGATGAGCGGGTTTGCCATCCCCTCGATGTCTACGCTGGCCCAGTTCTTTCGCTCGATCGTGACAGGAGTAACGCCCCACGAAACGGTATTGAGCGAGGCCGCAAGGGCATCAGCGATTTGGCGTAGGTAGGAAGCCATTGTCCTGCTCGTAGACCGGCGGGGGATTCATCGCCAGAATCCCACGACAGGCAGGCTTTGGTGAGGGGGTGCGGCGCGTCCGTCTCTCGCCGCTGTAGCGCAACTCAGGACGGAGGGAAGTCTGGGTCGTCCCTGAAAGCAGCCCCAAGTTGGTCGCCTTCCGACTCCAGGCGGGCAAGCCTGCGGCTGAACTCTTTGAGCATCACACGAACGCCAGCCAAGTTGTCTACGTCGCAGGCTCGCACGCCAGCCTTTGAGGTAAGAATCCGCACCTTTTCTTCAAGCACCTCGATGGTGTCGGCGGCGTCCATGAGCAACGGGTGTAGGTACGTGTCATCGGAGAAGTCGGCATACGCCTCGGCCTTCACTCGGCATTGTCTGGCTGTTTCGTTCACGTC